CCCGGTCTGCAACTCGATCGACACCTCGGGCACGCCGTAGTCCAGCATGACCGCCTTGAGTGCCTTGGCCTTGGCGAGGGCGCTGGACTGGCTCACGGCCCGGTGTCCTCGTCGTCGTCGGTGTCGATGGCCTCGCCGAGCCGCTGGCCGGCCTCCAGCTCAGCCTCAGTCGGCTGGGCCAGCACATCGTCCTCGGAGTCCACCCACACACCGGACTTGGGCGGCTCGTCTGCAGGCAACACGGTGTCCTCAGGCTCGGTCATTACCCATCCCCTCAGATACGCCTCCTCGGCCCACGCTTGGCCAGGTTCGCCAATGCCCGCGACACCGACAACGGGTGTGAATCCAGCTCCAACCTCGCCGACGCCGCTGCGGTGTCATAGTCGACAGCTACGATCCGAAAGACCGTCGTGCCGTCCCGGTCGGTGGCGTTCAGCGAGTTCGGATTCGGTTGGATGCCGCGCACGCGGATCAGGTTCCCGGGGCGGATCTCCCACGGCATGATCCGCATGCCACGGTCGTGATCGTAGATGGGCCGGGCCACCGTCAAAGTGCCCTCGTTCGGCGGGGTGACATACTCAGCCAACTGTTGCTGCCCGGCTTGGGTGGCGTTCGCCGCGGATGACCGCTCACTGCCGAGATCCACTTGCAGGGTGCGCGTGATCCCCGCATCGGCCAACGCCTGAACCGTCTGTGTCGTAGCGACGGTGTGATAACGGCCCTTCCAGTCCGTGTACGCGACCAGCGCCTTGTTGTACAGGTTCGCCGCAGACCCGGGTCCGTCATAGCCGTCGACCACGTCCGCCTCGTACCGCACCGTCGTCGGCTGCGCCACCCATTCGAACCGATGCTTGCCCGCCGCATTCGACTCCCACGCGTGCCACTGGAATCCCGGCTCGAGGCTGAGCAGATGATCCAGCACTTCCCGGGCCGTCGTGCCACCCGGATAGCACAGGTGGTCGATGTGGTAGGTGGTTGACTCGATGGTCGCGTTCGCCCCGTCGTACAGCGGCAGGAACCGGCCGAGCAGATCGGCGACGATCTCGTGGGCGAACACGAACGAGTTGGTGTAGCCGGTAGTGATGTCCGCCCCGGCCTTCGTCTTCAGTTTCGACCGGATGAAGATGCCGTACCACTCGCCATACTGGCTGTCGTCACCGGCGCCGAGAGTGGCGGCACCACCGGCGACCCGCACCATCGACAGCGACACCACCTGATGCCCCGACGTGATCGGGTTCGCCCCGCCCAGCGATGCTGCCATGATCGTCTCACTGGTGGACACCGTCGCGTTGGCCGCCACCGACGTCGACCCGGCCGGCGCTTCCCGGGTGATGATCCGGTTCTCGTGATTGGAATGGGTCTGGCCGTTCACTACCGCAGCCCGAATGTGGGCGACTTCGCCGCCGGCGTAGTAGATGGCCCGGTAGATCATCTCGACTCTGGACGCGGGCGCCACACTCGTGATGGGAGTGCCACCCTCCCACTGAATCCGAACCGCCGATACGTCGTCGTCTAGGTTGGTCTGCTCCATGCGCGCGCCGGAACGCGGAAACTTGGTGAACTCGGACGGCAACCACCGCTCGCCCTCCGAGTCGATCGGAATGTAGGGGAACGCGTCGTCGGCGGCGTGTGCGGCCGGGCCGATGGCGGCCAGGTTCCATATCTGCCCATCCGCGGCGACCGACCGGCCAAGGTCTTCGGTGCGGCCCTCCCACACGGTATTGCCATTGCGGGCGTCACAGATGTATGTCTTGCCGAAATGCGCCAACTCGTCCGGCGACAATGACAGCGGCCGGTCCAGGGAGAACTGCGCGGAGGCGAACCCGCCCGGCGCCACGCTGCGGAAAGACAGCGAGCGCAGGTCACGCTCGATGTGCCTGGCCGTCCGGGCGGTACGCAGATGCACAGTCAGCGGGATCGGCAGCGTCATCAGGTGCTCGCCGGGCGCACGGTCAAGTAGCGCGGATAGTACGCAACGGACACCGGGGACACGGTTGTGGCGATCGCATAGTTCGTCAGATCGCCCGCCTCATGCAGCACGAAGATCCGGTTGGTCTGGTTCGGGGTCAACATCGGGAACCCGCCGGCGATCTCCGGCGACGGTGCGATGGTCACCTGGTCCGACGTGTTACGCGGATGCGCCGAATTGCTGTCAGCATCGAACCACCAGTGGTCCTCGTTGCCTTGACTCTCCCGCCAGTTCACGATCGCCAACCGGTCATCGGCCGGCACGAACAGCAGGAAGTCGAAGTCGATCGTCCCCGTGCCGGCCGTCCGCTCGGCCAGAAGAAGGAAGCGGGTGTCGTCGTCCACGACCAACTCGACCCCGGAGCGGAAATCGTGGACCGGGTCGTTGCCATAAGGGATTGACACTAGGCCCAGATCCGCCATCCGGAACGACGACGAACTACCCACCGCTGCGACGGAATCGTTATTGATCGGATTGGCGGACGTGCCCCACCGCAGATGCATGTTGATGGTGTCCGTGCCGGTGTTCTTCCGATACCGCATGAACACCCGGTAGGTGCCCCGCAGATCCACGCTCGCGGTACCCAGGTCCGACAGCGTCAACCGGGTCACCAGCGTCGCCGTGGTGAACGTGCAGCGGGAGTAGTTGTTGCCCGACCCGGAGAAGTTCGCGTCATTGGCCTGCGTCGTGGTGTCTGTGCCCTGCGTCATGGCCTCGGCCTGGAACGGGAACGGTGTCGCCGACGGGGTCCCTCGGCGGCGCACCGCCGTCAACGGCTTGCGGCTCGCCAGGACAACCGCCCCCGGCCACTTGATCAACGCCGGGGACTCCACATCGCCCTTCACCCCAGTCACATCCACGAAACAGCCGTTGCTGCCCGCCGCCGGATCCGTGGACACCGTCACACCCGACACCGGGGTCTCCAGCAGGCCGTAGGCGAAGGGCTCGGCCAGGAACGCCACCGACAGCAGCTTCCGCGTGCCGTCGATCTTCCCCAGGTCTTGCACCTCGTCCGCCGACGTGCGGAACGTGCGGAAGAACACCGGGTTCGTCGTCTCCTGCTGCCACCGCAGGAAGTTGCCCGGCCGATTCAACTCCCGGTAGAAGGTCTGCAACTGGGTCGCGGTGGCGTCAGCTGACGCCGCGTTCACCGACAGCATCAGTTGGATGGTCCGCAGCCCGTACGCCGACGCCGGGATGACGGCGCCGTCGGCCAGCAGTGTCGAAGCGACAGCCTGATCCAGCGGCGGCGGCGAGAACCGAGTGCCCTCAGTGTGCAGCCGCCACGTCGTGCGGTCGTTCAAGTCCAGCCGCGTGGTCGGGCTGGAGGCGATCGAGTCAACAAACTTCAGGCTCGACGCCATCTAGCCACTCCTCGCGTACAGGTCGGCCCGGCGGGCTATCTCGGTCCGCGGCACCGCAAGGCCGCGGCGTTGCATCTCGTTGACGAAATCGCGGGCGAACTGGCGGGAGTCCATGCCGGCACCGGCCGATGCCGCGCCCGTCGCCGCTCCTTGCCAGCGGGTCAGCAGACCCGACAGTTGGGTGAACACGGCGTTCTGTGACCGGGACAGCACCCGCTCCCCGGTCTGCAGAATGGCGGGGATCTCGTCGCGACCTAGCCCCGTCAGCGATGCGCCGGCGTGGAAGCGGGGGATGATGCCCGCCCCGGTGACCAGGCCGCCCGAATGGCCGCGCTGCACCCCGACCGGGATACCGCCCGAGACGGCGTAATTGACGCGGATCGTGGAACTGCGGTCGCGAGCCAGCCGGTTCAGCGCCGCTTCCGTACCCGCCTGACCGGTCAGATTCGCTATCAGTCGAGCACGCCGCGCTGCGGCGATACGGTCCAGGTCCCGCTGGGCGGCCCGTTCCGCCGCCTTGTCTCGGGCCAGCTTCAACTGTGCCTGGTACTCCCCGGCATAATCTTCAGCGGCGCCGCGAGCCTCGTCCACCGAGCTTCGGATCACATCGGCCTGCTTGGCGGTCAGCACACTTTCAGCGACCCAGCGTTCCAATGTGGCGTCGAAGTCCCGCCACGATAGGTCACCATCGAGCACCGCAGCTTCCATGCTGGCAATCGCCTCGGCCAAGCCGATCGATGCAGCCTTCGCTTCCTCGGATTTGGTGCCGTGCTCCTTGACTGCCTCGTTGTACTCTGACTGCGCGGTCTGCACGGCCTCCAGTGCGGACACCACGGCGAACACCGGGTCGGTCGCCGCACGCAGACTTTCAAGATAGGCATCCAACGCCTCGTCCGCTGCCGCTATGGCAGCCGCCTCGCGCTCCATCTCACCGGCCAGGCCGCCAGCGGAGTCGGCGGCCAACTCCTGCTCCGCGGCCGCCTGATCCAACGCATCGCCGTATTCCGGCAACACCGACAGCAACTGATCCATCTCGCCGCGGCTCAACCCGAACTGCTCAGCCAAAGCAGTGACGATGTTCCGAGCCTCATCGGCGTTGCCGCCGGACACCAGCTGCGCCAGCGCGGTGTCGATGGCACCGAACTGGTCCGCAAGCTCGCGAGTGTTGTTGACCATGTCGTCCAAGTCGGTGCCGGCGAACGAGTCCTTGTACTCGACCCAACTCGACTTGGCCTCCTGCAACCGCTCACGCTGATGCCGGATCTCCTCGACACTGGCCTGCAGTTTGGTGATCAGTTCGGTTTCGACGCCGTCAGCCAGATGCAGCAGCGCCCTAGTGGTCTCACCGATCCCCGCCGGGGCGTCACGGGTGGCCTCCTGGATGGCCTGGATCGCAGTCGCCACCGCGAGCAGACCGGTCACCACCCCGCCGGCCTTCGCCAGCCCGGTCAACGCAGTGTGCACCCTGGGTGTCGTGGCGGCGAGTAGTTGCATTTCGGACCGGGCCGCAGCCAGTCGCGGGGCGAGCAGTAGGAATCCGCCGCCGAGTAGCGCCACGGTGCCGACCAGGCCGGCCAGGATGGTCGCGATGGTCTTCACGGGTCCGGGTAGATCACCGAAGAATCGCGCCACGTCGGCGACGCCTTCAGCGAGGCCGGCGATCGCTGGCAACAACACGCCGCCGACGTCGATGGCCAGATCGACTAGCGTGTTCCGAGCTATCTGGATCTTCGCCTCGGCAGTGTCGTACCGCTTCTCGGCCTCTTCGATGAGCGCGGTGTTCTCTTCCCACGCCCGGTTCCCATCGTTCAACGACTGGCCCAGTAGGTCACCGGCACCGGCGAGTCGCAGCAAGGCGTCGCGGGTGCGGATGCTGCCTAGTCCGAGTTCGTCCAGGGTGGCGAACACATTGCCGCCGCTGGCATCGATCTGCGCCAGCCCTCGCACGAACGACTGAATAGCTCGCGCCGGGTCTTCCTCGAATGCTCGGGTGAACTCTTGCGCGGACATGCCCGCCACCCGGGCGAAACCCTCGACGGCTTCCCCGCCCTCGGCCACCGCACCAGCCATCTTGATCATTGCGGTGGAGATCGCAGTGCCGCCAGCCTCGGCTTCGATACCCACCGAGGCGAGCGCGTTAGCCAGCGCCAGCACATCGGCTTCGGACAGGCCGATGATCTGCCCGGCGCCGGCGATGCGCTGCGCCATCTCGATGATGTCCCGCTCGGTCGAGGCACCGTTGTTGCCGAGCTCGACCAGCGCCGCGCCGAGACGGCCGACATCCTCCGGGGCGGTCTGCATCACGTTCATCAACTGCGCGATCGAGGTGGCCGCCTCGTCGGCGGTCAGGTTCGTGGTCTCACCCAGGTCGATCATGACCTTGGTGAAGCCGACCACGTCCTCGGTCGCCACCCCCAACTGGCCGGCAGCCTCCGCCACGGCGGCGATCTCGCGGTGTGATGCTGGCAGGGTGGCCGTCAGATCACGAAGTCCGGCCTCAACTGCCGCCAGTTCCTCCGGGGAACCCTCAACCGTCTTACGGACCCCGGCCCACGCGGATTCCCAGTCGATCGCGGCCTTCGCAGCAACCCCGAGCCCGGCCACCACGGCGGCACCGAATATCACCATTCCGCGGCCAACGTCCTGCAACGCCTGCGCGGTCCGCTGATTCAATTCGGCAGCGAACTTGTCCGCCGCCCGGTTGCCCTTGGCGATCTCCCGGTTCAGTTGGTCCATCGACGCCGCCGCCCGGCGCATCTCACGCTCGAGTTTCGCGGCGTCGGCATCGATGGTGACCTTGAGGTCAGTCCTCGCCATCCTGACCTCCTGTCCGTTTCAGCCGGATCTGCTGACCAGGCGCCCGCTTGCCCTTGTCGTTGTTCTCGCGTTCGATGTCGAGCATCTGGCAGCCGATGCAGATCCGCGTCTCAGGTTCGGCGAAGTCCGGGTCCTGCTCCCACTGCCAATCGGCGGTGCCGCAGCTCGGGCACTTCAGCGACTCTTCGGCCTGCCAGACAAGCGCGGACTGCTGGTCATCCACCGGCCACGACAAGAACGTTGAGAGTGGGATGCCCTTCGGTCCGCAGTAAGCCATACGGGTGGCGAACAGTGGGTCGCGCCTTAGCCTTTTCCCAGGCCCGGTGCCGGCTGCGCGTTGGTGGCGGTCACAACCGCGTCGAACAGGGCCTTGTTCTCCCCGGCCGTCCAACGGTCGGACGCAAGTTCTTCAGTCCAGTCTCGTTCGGTCATATCGGAGTCGAGCGCGCAGATGGCCAGCGCGGCAGGTGTGAACGTTGCCCGATTCACCAGCGACCGCTGCTCTTCGGGAACGTCTTCTTTCTTCTCCTTGGCCTCCTGATCAGCCGTTGGCGGGTGCGCGGCGATCAGCGCGTCCCGCTCCTCTTCAGTCAGGCCGCGGAACGTTATGGTGACCGAACTCTTGGCGTACTTGGCCTGAGCTTGTTTTAGCTTCTGCTCAGCTCGCTTGATCGCACCCTCGTCGCCCTTGGCGGTGATCTGCGCCAGCTGGTAAGTGCGTTCAGCGGCCTCGACATCGGAACGGGCACGCTCGCCGGCTTCACCCAGCGGGAACGTCAGGGAAGTCGAGTGAGCGCGCTTGCGGGCAAGCTGTTCGCGGAGGCTGGTCATCATCTTGCTCCTACGGATGTGTGCGGATGGTTAAGCTCCGGTCGGCCGCACCATCCGCGGGGGACGGCCGACCGGAGGAACGATGGGGCCGAATGGCCCTTGCCAACTGGTGCGAATGGACGGATAGTGAAAAGTGGAAAAGGGGGACCGATGATTTTCGACATCCTGATCGGCATGCTGCTGATCGTCTGCCTAGACGCCACGCGCCAGTGGTTGCGCAGCGAAGCCGTGTTCTAGAGCCGCGCGAACACTCGCTCGATCGCCGACTGCACCGCCGAGACAACCTGCCGCTCCTTGGCCCGTACAGCGCGCATGAAGAACGGCCTGGTCGGCTGATCCACCCACGCCGGACCGCCGAACACCGGGTGACGGTTGAACGCGCCACGGTTCCCGAACTCCAACGGCCTCGCATGCGGAGCCCGCCCAGCATCGACACGGATCGACACCCCGGCGCTGCGTGCGCCGAACCCGACCCGAAGCTTCGTGGCCGCCGGGATGCGGGACGACCACGACGCGTTTGACCGGATGTCCCGGACCAGCGAGTCGCCGGACTTTCGGATCTCCCGCCGCAGCGCGGGCCGCAACTCCTGCGGCACGTGCTGCAACTGGTCGGCGAATGCCTTGATCTCGGTGCCGTCGATGCGGATCAACTAGCCGACCTTCGTGAACGGTGTGGCCGCATTCCAGGAGCACGATCCCTGGACCGGGCCGTCCACTGCCTGGGAGAGGGAGAAGTCGAGGAACGCGGTACCGAACCAGTACTGGCCCGGGCTGCTCACCCGGTCCGGGTAGAAGTAGACCTTCCGCGCCACGCCGTCGACGGCGGCCGTGTAGGTCTGCACGGTCGCGTCGTCATACCAGAAGTCGAATGATCCACTCGAGTCTGGTAGTCCGGCGACGTACACCTTGGCGGTATCGCCGAACGCGGTGACGTCGGTCTTGTCCGTTGCGGCGTTCAGCGAGTTCGACCTGACGAATGCGATGGGCTCCGCCGTGCCGCCGCTTGTCAGGTTCGCGTAGACCGCACCATTTCTTCCGTGCCGCCTGGCCATGTGATTCTCCTAAATAGTGACGGGCTGACGGTCGAACAACCGCAGCAGTTTCTTGGCGTGTGCAGTGAATGTTCGGTCGGCGATCGCCTCGCGGGCTTGCCGTGTCGCTTCTTCCCGAGAGCCGTCGTGACGCAGCCACCAGTGCAGCTTCTCCGATGCGTCCTCGGCGCCGACGAACGTCGGCAGCATGGGGAATACCTCATCACCCTCGGGTCGCGGATCGCGGAGGAAGAACAACCCTGTGGCGGCCATCTCGATCTCGCGCGGTCCCATCGAAACGCCCCAGATGAGGTGGTCAGCGTCGGCCTCGCGGCGATACAAGTTCAGCCCGATCTTGCTGGAACGGTACAGGTCGGCGGCCTCGGTGTTGTCCATGCACCAGTTGATCTGATGGATGACGTACTGCCGGATCGGCGAGTCCTCTGTAAGCTGCATCCAGTTCCCGCCGAGCTTGACGGTGATGCCGTCGAAGTTCATCGCCTCGAAGAACTCAGCTCGTGACGGGAAGCCGGTGCCGACGAACGAGAAGTCGCACAGCAGGTCCGGGTCGGCCGGCCCGGGGTAGTGCACTTTCGGGCGGTAAGCGTGAGGTGCCCAGATGGTCGGGGCGACTGCTTCGAACCGTTCGATGTTCGTCGGGTCGTTGAGCAGGTTCAGGTCAGCGTGGGCGGCGATACCGAGCTGCCGTTCGTCTTCGTACGGTGACTCGGTGTGCAGCAGGACGATGCGGGTGCCGTAGTTGCGGGCCTGGTCGAGTAGCCGCGGGTCGGTGAAGAACGCCGACACGGCGAGCATCACGTCAGGCCGGGTCTTATACAGCGTGGCGGCGAGCCGGTCGGCGGCGAACTGCTTGACTTGGTCCGCATCCAGCGCCCTCTGGAGCCCGGCCCCGTCGCCCTTGTCGATGTGGACGCCGTCGTAGAAGCTGAGCACATCTCCGAGCGGGTATTCGACGACGGTCTCGCCCAGCTCGCGCAGCGCCTCGACCCACCCGTTGTGGACATCCGCTACCGAGAAGGCCGGCCCGGGGTGGACGATCAGCCAGCGCATCAGCCCACCTCGACCACGATGTCGGCGGCTAGATATTCGACGCCGCCGAACACGACGATCCGCTCGTCTTCAACCTGGGTGGCGTGCGCGTAGTCGACGATCCCGCCCAACGTGGGGTCAGCGTCGATGGCGGCCTTGATGGACTTCGCACCCTCAGACGCCAGGTACTCGTCGATGGACTCCTGGGCGGTCACCTGGTCGGCCCACGACACGAGCACAGTGACCGCGAACGTGGTGTCGTCCTCGCCGTCCATGGACACGCCGAACGTGGTAGTGCGACGCTTGACGTACGCGTGCGGCGGGTTGACGACCGCCGGTACGTTCGGCGCGTGCCGCAGGCCGGCGATTGCAGCGAGCCGGTCGTCGATGCCCTCGCGGATCTCCTGCACGCTGGCCATCTACGCCACCAACACCGGATACCGCTCGTAATCCCCAAGCATCTTCGCGACCTTCGGATTCTCACGGACTCGCACGACCCCGAACTCGCTCACCCCGGCGATTCCGAACGGGGCGTCCTTGAGCTTGAACAGCTCGGCGGACAGCATCAGGCAGGCTTCTTTCACTGTGACCGGCACAGCGGTCGGCCAGCCGAAGGTGCCCGCGATCTGCACCCGATTAGGGCGGGTCCGGCCGGACGGCATCGGGAAGTTCTTCGACCCGACCGCATACACCTCGGTATAAGGCCGCGCCTCGGGTCCGAACGCTGCGTTCACCGGCCATAACTGGAAGTCAGACGCCGACCACGTCGTCTCAAATACCCCGTCGCCGGTGGCGTCCGTACTGAGCGTAGTGATGCTGACGATGTCGCCGACCCACACGTCGGTATCAGCGGGCTTAAGGCAGTACGGATCATCGGCAATGAACGACGCAGTGCCGGCGGTGTTGTAGAAGACACGCTCACAGTGCAGGTCGATCCCCCGCGACGCCGCGTTGAGCGCCGAGTCCACAAGAGTGTCCTCCAGGCTGTCGGGGATATCGAACCGGGCCTTGAGCTCCTCGGCGGTGGCGTACAGGTTCGGCATCTACGTCCACCTTTCGTTTGCGAACATGGTCGGCCAGAGCCGCTCCGCGGCCCACGGCTCGAGCCCGTCGCGCGTCATCAGGTCGTCGAATACATGCCGGTAGAACTCTTGCGGGTGCCGCAGCAGCGTGGCACCGTCGATGCGGAACTGGCCGCCGGGCCAAAACTCCACCTCGCCCGGGCAGGGGGTGCCGAACCAGCGTTCGTGACAGTCGGCCACCGGCACGCCCTGATGGTGCGGCGATCCGTCGCCGGTGGACACGAACGGCGTGCTCGACGACAACGGCCGGAACCCGGCGCCGGGGACTGCGAGCTGGTCCCACAGGTCGACGACGTGGCCGAACGGGTCACCCTGCACGAAGCCGCACAGGTCCTCGTTGCGGATCTTCTCGTAGCGGGTGTCGATCCACCACAGGAAGCTGGTCGGTTCGCGGCCGTGGTTCGGCAGGTGGATGCCTTTGTGGACCACGTCCAGATGCCAGTCGGCGGGGATGTGCGCGGTCCACTGCAGGTCTTCGGTCCAGTGGGCTACGACCAGGGTGTTCATTCGGTGACGAGCCAGGCCCGGTCGTCCGGCTCGTCACCCCAGCCTTTGCCGGGAATGTCGGCGACGCTCGACCAGCCGGTATTTCGCAGCGCGTCGCCGAGCGAGTCGCGGGTGAACCACCACGACGCCGCGTTGCCGATGGCCGACCACGGGTGGACGGTATTCTCTCCGTACCAGTTGCCCCGGTACTGACGCTCGTCGACCGTGACGCCGAACTGGTCGGCGCCGATATGGGTATCGATGACAGCGAACCGCTCAGTCATCTTGCGCATCGCCGCCAGCAGTCCGATCGCGTCCTCGGGGCCGAGGTGGTACAGGATGCCCAGGCACAGCACCACATCGAACGTGCCGTGCGTCTCGGTCGACACGTCTCGGACGTCGGCGAGCTCGAACCGGACCGTCGAGGCGGGCACGTGGTCCAGGTTCTCCTGCCGGCCTTCGATGCCGAGCACGTCCGCACCCGCGTCGGCGAGCGCAATGGAGAATGCGCCGGTGCGGCATCCCAGATCAAGCACCCTCAGCCCGTCCAGGTCGGCACGCTCGACGACGATGGACAGCATGTGCCGAACCCGGTCCTGTTCGCCCGGGCCGATGAGGTGGTTCACTCGAACAGCCCCAGCCAGATCGACGCGGCCTTCTTGAACTTGCCCAGCCACCCCTCTGGCTCGCCCGTCATCGCGTCAGGAAGCCCGTTCACGAGTTGGGCGTAGCATCCGGCCACTGTGGCTTCGGTGAGCTCTACGGCGCTCACAGCGCGCCAGAAATGCTCGTTCATCTCCATGCCCGGCGCCTGCTTGCGAAGGTTCGCGTACACGTCGGACTGCCGGCGGTGCTCCACGCTCGGATAGCCGGACACTGCCGCCATGCCCAAGTGGTCAAGGATGCGTTTGACGAGCACCCCAGCCCAGATGTCGTCGTACTGATCGAACCCGTAGTCGGGGCCGAACAGCCCGAAGTACATGGCCGGGGTGAGTTCGGCCCGCCACGCCAGATTCATCGCGCACATCGGGAAGAACGACCACCGCGGCACCGTCTGAACGCCCTGTGCGGGCCGTAGGCGCAGCCCCGAGTGGTGAAGCTGGGTCGGGGCGTCCAAGTCCGGCACAGACGACCACAGGCCGTGGGAGAGCATGATCTGAGATTGGTCACGGATGCCGTACGGGAAGCCGCGGAACATCGGGCCGTGCGGCGCGGAATTGACCCAGTCCAGCGTTGCCGTGCCCGCTAGGTTCGCCGCGTGCCCTTCGATCAGGTCGCTGCCGTCCGGGTAGCAGTCGGTGTCGAGGGTGACGATGATGTCCGGGTTGCGCTTCCACGCCAGGTAGTAACCGTAGGAGCGGCAGGCGCTGGTGCGGGTCGGGATGATCCAGTCATCGCCGCCGAGGTCGGCCTCGATGTCGGCGTGATCGACGATCGTGACGTCGCTGTAACCGTACGGTGACCT